GTCAAGCGGTAGGTAAAAATACCAATCCACAGCATCTAAACAATTATACCATAGTTCTTGGAGAGGAACTCTAAAAACTACTACTTTTATTATACGAGGTATAAACAATGGCAGCAAGTCCGATTGATAATGTATTTGAATTCCGTGGTGTAGAAGATTTATACTACGCAGAGGTGCTGGAGGATTCTGAGGATAATTACACGTGTGGCACACCAAAGCGCTTGTCCTACACGGCAACAATTTCCAAAGAAGTTGAAACATCCAGTGAAACCCACTACTACGACAACAAGGGCATGATTGTGATTAACGCAAAGGGTGCTGAGACATTTACATTGACTGTCGCACCGCCAAACCTGAAGACATTGGCAGATATTACCGGTCAGATGTTCGACCCGAAGATGGGCATGTTGGTGGAAGGCGAATTTACCCCGAAGATGTTCGCAATCGGCTACAAAACAAAAGGCACCGACGGCTATTGGCGTTTTTGCTGGAAATTGAAGGGTTCGTTTGCAATCCCATCCGAGGAAGTCAACACGGAATCCGACAGCATCGACACCACAAACACGGAATTGACCTACACCGCAATTCAGACGATTCACAAATTTTCGTGCAGATATCTCGACGGTGAAACAACGAAAACAGAGAAAAAGTCTGTATCTGGCATTGTGTTGGACGAAAGATACGGTTCGGCAGGCAGTTTGTCCACTATTTGGACTGATTCCGTCCAGACGCCGGAAACCGTGAACAGCGGTGAAGTCGTAGCGTGACGGGAGGCGGAAATAAATGGAAATGCGTTTGAATATTTATGATGATGCCGGAAATGTGACAAAAACCTACATATCACAGGATTACGATTTGCGATTCGGCGTAATGGAGGACATACTGAACGCAATTGATTTTGACAATTTGGGCGATGACAAGGCGACACGCCGGACGATTCTGAAATTGTTGCCAGTTCTGAAGCCGTTTCTGAAACAGGTTTTCGTGGGGCTGACCGATGAAGAAATCAGAAATACAAAGGGAAAAGAGCTGGTACCGACATTTTATGCGCTTCTGACCTACGCATTCAAAGAAATGGGTGCACTGGAGACTAAGAAAACGGGAAACTGATTGTGGACGGTGAAACGCCGTCCCTATATGATACATTTTTTGCAATCACGCTATCTTTGTGCAATCGCTACCCAGCGTTTGACCCTATCAAAATACGTTCGTATCCATTTCGGGAAATCATTTTATTGATGGCACGAACGCTGAAAAACGACAAAAAAAACAAAAAACCTAAAAAGATTATGAAACCAGCTACAACGTGGTATTGATAGGGGGACAAATCGTGGGAAAAAGCACAGAAACAACAACAAAATTTAAAGTTGATATTTCTGAATTGAAAAGTGAGTTGCAAGAAGCGAACAGACAGATTGCACTGACAAATGCCGAATTTAAAGAAGCTACCGCCGGAATGGACGATTGGAAAAAATCCGCCGATGGATTGGATGCAAAAATCACACAATTATCGAAAGACAACCAATCGTATACCACCATTCTGGCAGAAATGAAAACGAAGTACGATGAAGTTGTGGCAGCGGAGGGAGAAGATTCCGCTGCTGCACAAGATTTGCAGGTGCGAATCAAAAATCTACAGGCATCTATTTCCGGCAATGAGGCAGCAATTGCAAAATACACAAATCAGGCTGAAAAAATGCGAGAATCACAGGACAGCCTGACAACAAAAATAAAAGACCAAAAGGAAAAATTAACTGAATTAAAATCCGCATATGTAGATGCTACGACAAAATACGGACAAAATTCCGATGAAGCGCAATCACTGGCAACCCAAATACAGGCATTATCCGGCGAAATCAACGAGGAAGAACAGGCACTGGAAGCAGCAACCAATGCTGCAAATAGTTTCGACCAAAGTATGGAAAGTACCAGTGATAGTGCAGACGATGCCGGCGACAGCGTGAAAAAAGCTGGAGACAAAGCAAACGATAGTGAGAGCAATTTTGCAAAATTGGCATCCACATTGGCAACGGGCGTTGTATCCGGGGCGAAAGCAGCCGTGCAGGCATTCGAAGAATATATCACGGTTGCAGCAAAAGCCGGCACGAAATTGGCGGAAACGAGCCTAAACACATATGCAGAATATGAAAGTTCTATGTCGCAAGTGCAAGCAACTATGGGCATTACCAAGGATGCAACGTCGGAATTGAACGGCGAAACCGTCAATACGATGGATACCCTTGGGGCACTCGCAAAACAAATGGGCTCTGAGACTGCTTTTTCCGCCAGTGAATGCGCCGATGCACTGAATTATCTGGCATTGGCAGGCTACAATACACAGGAAATCACAGATACATTACCGTCCGTTTTGGATTTGGCAGCTGCTGGTAGTATGGATTTAGCAGACGCATCTGACATGGTAACGGATGCGCTTAGCGCACTGGGAATGGAAACATCGGACGCTGATACATTCGTTGACGAATTGGCGAAAACATCATCCGTAACTAATACATCCGTATCGCAATTGGGCGAAGCTATTCTTACAGTTGGCGGAACTGCCAAATCAATGGCAGGTGGCACCGAAGAAATGAATACCGCCCTCGGCATTTTGGCTAATAATGGTGTAAAGGGCGCAGAAGGCGGAACAGCACTACGTAATGTAATATTATCGTTGCAGTCCCCGACTGATACGGCATCGGCAGCACTCCAGAATCTTGGGGTGTCGGTATATGATTCGGGTGGCGAAATGCGGTCGCTAAATGATATTTTGGGCGACCTGAATACCAGTATGGATGCGATGACTGCCGAAGAAAAAAACGATATCATCAATACAATTTTTAACAAAACAGACTTAAAAAGTGTACAGGCTTTGCTTGCAAGTACTGGTGATACGTGGGATAATTTGCAGGAATCAATCACAAATAGTGCAGATGCTGCCGGGCAAATGGCAGACACGCAACTGGATAATCTTTCCGGACAGCTGACAATTTTGAAATCGGCAGCTGAGGGTGTCACGCTAACTATCGGTGAACAGTTAGCCCCAGCTACAAAAGATTTAGTGACGGGTATAACGGACATTGCAAACGCATTTAATACTGGCGGACTGGATGCTGCCATTAGTCAATTAGATGTGTTTGTGGGGCAGTTGGGCACAATGATTACACAGCAATTACCACAGGTGTTGCCGGAAATCATGCAGGCATTTAATGATGTTGCCACCGCATTAGTCAGCGGAATTGCTACACTGCTACCGCCACTGATAGAAAATATTTTGCCGGTTTTGGTAAATAGTTTTTTGGATTTGATTGTATCGCTGGCGGATGTTTTATCGACGAATATTGCCCCCATTTCAGATGCTATTTTTGCAGCATTGTGGGATATTTTTGATTTACTGCCGGATAAATTGGCAGAAATGTTGCCATCGTTAGGAAATGCGATAGCGACGATTGCAGGACAAATCCCCTATTTGTTAGGCGATATATTTGCATCATATCTGGATACATTAGCAGATATTTTCCCGGATTTGTTGCCGATTATCACAGATGCGATAAACGCAGTTGTAGAATCATTGGCAGATGAACTGCCACTAGTTCTGGATAGCATTGTCGATTTTTTCCCGACAATAATCACGGCTATTTCCGATAATCTGCCGTCGATTGTAGATGCTGCAATTGATTTGGTAGATGCATTGATTGATGGATTGATAGATAGTTTGCCTGCTATCATTGATGCAGCCGTTGAAATTGTTGATGCAATTTGCAATGGATTATTAAATAGCCTGCCTGCAATATTAGATGCAGCGGTAAAATTAATACTAAATTTGGTAAATGGATTGCTGGAAAATCTGCCATTGTTGATAAATGCAGCTGTAAAAATCGTTACGCAATTAGTTAGTGGATTGGTACAGTGTATTCCCCAGCTGATATCGGCTGCATTGCAATTAATCAATGGGCTGATTGATGGATTAATCCAAAATTTGCCACAATTGATTGTTGGCGCAATCCAGCTGGTACAGGGACTAGTAGATGGGCTATTGCAAAATATTCCAATGCTGATTGATGCTGCATTTCAATTAATTTCGGGGCTGGCATCTGGATTAATTGAATCCATACCGGCGCTGATTGAGGCTGTACCTGAGATTGTCAGTGCATTGTGGGACGGTGTATCCGGCGTTGATTGGCTGGGATTAGGTGCCAGTGTACTGGAGAGCATACTAAATGGTATTTTATCGTTAGCGGAAACATTGATTACATCGTGGGATAATGTATTCACGCAATTATGGGATGATTTGAAATCGTGGGCTTCCAGCCTATGGGATGTGGCATGCGAAGCAGCACAAAACATCTGGGACGGCATCGTAAATAAAATTAGCGGTTTGGGCACGGAAGTCAAAAATTGGCTGGACGAAACTGTCGCAAAAATTGTGCTATTTGCCACAGATGCAAAAAACGCAGCTGAAGATGCTGCGAAAAATATCGTTGATGGCATCATAAATAATATTACCGGATTGGCACAAAACGTTTACAACATTGGTTCCGATATTGTTACAGGTCTATGGAATGGTATCAATGACATGGCTGGATGGCTGTGGGACAAAATCAGCGGTTTTTGTGGCGGAATTTTGGACAACATAAAGGATTTTTTTGGCATTGCATCCCCATCGAAAGTCATGAAGGAAAAAATTGGTCAGTTTTTGCCAATGGGCATAGCAGAAGGTGTGGACGATAAAGCAGATGTAGCCGTTGATGCGATGCACGGATTAGGGAAACGGACATTAGCAGCTGCCAAAGATGCGATGGCAGACGTACAAAATGAATTACAAATCGGCAACGGCGTGGGCAACGTCGGTTCGCAACAAATTGTAAACAACTACAGTTTCAATCAGACAAACAACAGCCCGAAAGCGTTGTCCCGGTATGAAATCTATCGGCAGTCTAAAAATCTATTGAATGCGGGGGTGGGCTAATTTGTATTACGTAAAAACTGATACGATTGATTTTGATAATAATAAAAATTTTTGTATTTACAAAATGGATGGGCTCGCTCCCCCATCCGCCACACTAAATTTTAGTACGATTGCAAATGTTGACGGCGTGGTATACAATAGTGGACGAATCAATCAGCGCAATCTTGTATTGTACGTCAAAATTTTCGGAGACGTGGAGGTAAATCGCAATGCGCTATACAGCCACTTCCCTGTTGGTTTGCTTGTACGCATTTATTTCAAAAACGAAACACACGATGTTTACATTGATGGGTACATTGAAACGTTCGAATGCGATTTTTTCACGAACAATGAAATAGCACAAATATCTATTATTTGCCCCGACCCCTATTTTAATGGCACACAAAAAACATACTACAGCACGGCGTACACGTCGAGCGGATTTGAATTCCCATTTTCTATTGAAATTGGGCAACCAATCGAAATCAGCACAAACGGCGGTTATGGCTGTACAGCTGTGGTCAACTCGGATGGTACAAATGGGTTTACAATCGAATTTGAAGCGGTGAATACCACGGTAACGGCACCGTATATCACGAATACCGCAAACGGGCAAACATTCAGAATCAATACAGATATTGCTGTGGGCGAAAAAGTCACCATCAATACAAATCGTCACCATTTATCGGCAACAAAAACGCATGAAGACGGGACTACAGAAAATGTTTTGTCTAGCGTGTCCAGCGATTCCCAATGGGTGCAACTATTAAATGGCAAAAATACACTATTTATGGGTGCTGGCAAAAATGCTGAAAATTTAGCCGTACTGATTACCGTGGAACAACGAATTTTGGGGGTATGATTGGCGATGGAATTATATATATTAAATAAATCATTTGAAACTGTCGCTGTAATCGACCAATATACATCATTAATTTGGACGAAACGCTACTGGGATACCGGCGATTTTGAATTATATCTGCCGGCGGATGACAGTTTGCTGCAATACCTACAAATTGATTATTATATCACAAGAAAAGACTGTAATACCACCATGATAATTGAACGCATCGAAATAAAAACGGATGCGGAATCCGGCAATTATTTTACAATTTCCGGGCGTAGTGCAGAAAAAATACTGTCGTACCGTGTAGTTGCAAATGCAAGCAATGGGTTTGGTACCAGTTCCGCTGAGGGAATGTGCTATTATTTGGTAGCGTTCGAAATGACGAACAAACTACCGGATACACTGAAATATGCTGACAGAACAATTGATATTATAAAGGATATTCGGCAGACAAGCACCCATAAAAATCCGGACGAGTCAATAATCTGGAATTCGTATTATTATGAAAATTTGTCCGATGCCGTGTATAATTTGGCGACACAATATGGATTCAGTGTCCGATTTTTGCTGAGAGACGATAAAACCGGGTTCGACATTGAATTCTGGAGTGGAAAAGACCGTACAACCGGACAAACTACAAATAGCCCGGTGGTATTTTCACCGGGATATTATAATTTAATCAATTCTGATTATGCCTATGATATCACGGATGAAAAAACGATGGCATTTATTGCCGGACAGGGTGACGGGGCGAACCGTGTAGTACTATGGACACACATGACGGTAACAGACAACGAAGAACACACAAAGGTGCCAAAAGGATTAGACAGGCGTGAAATGTTCGTGGATGCACGGGATTTGCAGCAAACGTCCAGCGACGGTGCAACAATGTCTTGGACTGACTACCAACACACGTTGCGGTATCGGGGAAAAGAAAAACTGTATGAAACGATAGCAGCGCCCCTATTTTCTGGCGAAGTCGACACTACATTGCAATTCGTATACCGCCGTGACTGGGATTTGGGCGACGTAGTCAGCATTGAAAATGAATACGGGATTAGTGCAAGCGCAAGAATCATCGAAGTGACAGAGTGCGACGACGAAAACGGGTACAAAGTAACGCCTACTTTTTCAGATTGGGAGGTTGATTAAATGTTTAATTTTGGTTTTTTTGATTCCATTAACGGCGATAGAAAATATAATAGTGATAATTTTGCAGATTATTTCGAAGGCATCGTCGGGGATGGAATTTACGCTAATGTGGGAAATGGATTTAAAATCAGCGCATCCGGTGATGGCATGAATATTACAGTGCACACGGGACGGGCTAAAATTTTGAATCGATACGCACGAAACACCACACCATTTACCAAAGAAATTGCAACATCTGATACAGATAATCCACGGTGGGATGCCGTAACGGTAAAGGCGAATCTGGCGAACAGAGATTGCAGCGTTGACATTCTGACTGGCACACCGGCAGAAAATCCGGAAAAGCCCACACCAACAAACACGGAAACGGCGAAAAGTTTCGTGCTGGCGTATATCTACGTGCCTGCAAAGGCAACGGAAATTACAGATAGTAATGTATCCGATAATCGTGGCGCAGAAAATTGTCCATGGGTAGTTGGTGTAACGGGAACGGAAAATATCGTGGACACTATCCAGAACTACATCGACGATAACAAATCAAAAATAGACGATTTTATCAAAAATGGTAGCGATGCTGTAGCAAATTTTAATGATACTGCCAATAGCACAATTGATACGTACAATCAGACGTTTGCGGATACAATGGACGGATACACAGAAAAAATTGATACATTTATCAAATCGGAAACGGACAGCGTAGAAGAACTGGAAACCAGTTTGCAGGGCAAAATTGATGATATCATCGCACAATTTAAATCATGGTGGGCGGATGAAACGGCGCAACCATACAAACTGACAACAAACAGCTATATATTAGTAGCCGATACGGACGGACAAACAGATTTTACGCTGCCGAACGGCGTGACAATCGACACAGAAAAAACAAAAATGGACATCTACAAAAATGGATTGCATCTCAACGTATTATCAGACTATGGAATTGAAACAAAAAACAACAAAACGAATATATTGATTGTGAATGGAACGCAAAAAGGCGATGCTATCACCTGTGTTGCCACGGAGGTACAGAAGGATGCGTGATAATATCATTACAATCATTTTGTCGATTGTCAGTGCATCCGGCATGCTGAGTATTGCTGTGAAATCGATTTTATCGAAACTGCACAAGCAGGAAACACGACAAAAAGCATTAGAATGGGGTGTGCAGGCATTATTGCGTGATAGGATGCTATACAGCTACGGAAAATGCATGGAACAGGGCTACGCCCCGGTATATGCGAGGGAAAATTTTGAAAATATGTATCAGCAGTATCGTGAATTAGGTGGTAACGGTGTAATGAAGCAGCTGCATGCAGCGTTCATGGATTTACCGTTGGAGGGCAAAAAATGAAAAATTTCGGAAAATGGGCAAAAGCTGCCACCATAAGAGCAGCCAAAACCGTGGCGCAAACTGCCATTGCTATAATTGGTGTATCTGTTGCGATGTCGGATGTAGATTGGATTTATGTTGCCAGTGCTTCCCTGCTGGCTGGAATTTTGTCCGTCCTGACCAGCGTGGCAGGGCTGCCGGAGGTAGATTGATTATGCAGTTGATACATGGTGATTGTCTGGATTTTATGCCAAAAATACCAGATGAATCTATTGATATGATTTTATGTGATTTGCCATACGGGACAACGAAAAACAAATTCGACGTGATTATACCATTTGATAAACTGTGGGCACAATACAATCGCATCATCAAATCAAATGGCTGCATTGCGTTGTTTTGCCAGGCACCTTTTTCCATTTTGCTGGCTGCAAGTAATATCAAAATGTTTAGATATGAATGGATTTGGCAAAAAAACCGTGCGACAGGAAATCTTAATGCAAACAAAATGCCGTTGAAATCACACGAAAATATATTTATTTTTTACAAACACCTGCCTACATATCACCCACAAAAATCATTTGGGCATAAATGTTACAAAACAAAAAGAAATAGATTAAGCTCAAATTACGGGGGGGGGAGAATATGCAAATGTATCAATCAATACTGATGGGTCGCGGTATCCGAGAGATATTATAGATTTTCCTGTTGTTAATAGTTTCCGTGAACAGCAATTACACCCGACACAAAAACCTGTAGATTTGCTGGAATATATGATAAAAACATATACAAATGTCGGTGACATTGTTCTTGATAATTGCATGGGCAGCGGTTCAACCGGTGTGGCATGTGCAAATACAGGGCGTGAATTTATCGGCATTGAACGTGAAAAACGTTTTTTTGATATAGCAAAAAATAGGATTATGGAATCAACTGAAAATGGAGTGCAAGTATTATGCCAGTAAAAAACTACACAGAAACGGACAAAACACAGCTATCAGCACATTTTAACGTGCAGGAATTTCGCTGTAAATGTGGGGAATCACATAATATTTTGATTGCCACGGAATTGATAGACAAACTGGAACAGCTGTACAACACATTACAATGTAGTAAAATCATTGTATCAAGCGGTTATCGCTGCGCATCGCACGACAAAGCAGTCGGTGGAAATGGCAGCGGTCAGCACACCAAAGGCACGGCAGCGGATGTCGTCTGCTATGATGCCGACGGCAATGCAATTAGTAGCAAAATTGTATCCTGCACTGCACAAGATTTAGGATTTGGCGGTATCGCCAATATCACAAGCGCCTACACATCTACACATCTGGACGTGAGAACAGGGGCGAAATGGTACGGCGATGAAACGAAAGGTAACAATACGGTTACAGGTGATTTTTACGCATACTATGGCATTACGAAAAACAGTGCAGCAACAGATACAAAAAATGTAATCTGTAAGGGTATTGACGTGTCAAAGCATCAAGGCAACATTGACTGGGACAAAGTAAAAGCATCCGGAGCGGTTGATTTTGCTATCATCCGTGCAGGATACGGCAAAGAAACCAATCAGGTAGACAGCCAATTTGAAAGAAATTACAGCGAATGTCAACGTGTTGGCATCCCTGTTGGTTCATACTGGTACAGCTATGCCACGACAGCAGAAGAGGCTAAGCAAGAAGCAG